TTGACTTCGTCAATGACGGCGTTAGTAACTTTGGATATTAGTGTTGGTGAAATGTCTGCATTATACATTTCTTTAAACGAATCAACGATATAACGTGTTGTCATGCCTCGAGCGTAGAGACTTAGAATCTTGTCATCCATCGATGTAAAACGTGTTTGATTTTTCATAACCAATTGTGGTTCAAAACTACCTTCACGATCTCTTGGTGTATCGAGTTCAAATTGCCCATCTTCTGTTTTTAAAGTTTTAGTTGATGAACCATTTCGATAGTTTATTGAGGTGTCTTATTTTTTTCATAACCTAAATGTTCATTAAGTTCTGCATTAAGAGCTACACTACCTGAGTGCTTAGACATCGCGCTCAGGCTCAATATGCCGTAGAATTTTATACGTAAAGTAATAACGCAATAAAATCAATTAGTTAAATATATAATTGATCACTTCCAAAGTGCTTTAAAACTGAATAAAGCTAAGTAATGGCGACATTGAACGGTGAATGTCGCCATTTTGTAGCCATTACTTATAGTGAGGTATTCAAAATTAATTGTTGTTAATAGTGGTTAATGGGTTTTTTGTCAGTGCATCAGATAGGTGTTCCGGTGCAAAGTGTGCGTAACGCATTGTCATGGCTATATCTGCGTGACCGAGAATATCTCTTAGCACTAAAATGTTGCCACCATTTATCATAAAGTGCGATGCAAATGTGTGGCGTAAAACATGTGATGCTTGGCCTGCGGGTAAATCAAGTTCTAACTTTGTTTTCAGAATATAGCAAAACGGGGTATAACATTGTTTAAATAGTTTGTTTGATGTTGGCTGGTATATATCATCGTAAAGTTTTTTACTGATTGGAACGGTTCTATTCTTACCACTTTTTGTATTTGTAAATGTCACTTTATATTGGCTAAGTTGACTGCCACGCATTTGTGCTATCTCATTCCAACGTGCACCGGTTGATAAACAAAGTGTAACTATCTTCAGCATGTCAGTATTTGAATGACGGGCAACGGCATCTAATAGAATTTTAATTTGCTCTTTAGTAAGAAAAGACAGCAACCTTTCTTTTTCTCTATATGGTTTTACATCTTCAAGTGGATTCGGTAGTTTCCATTCTCCTAATTCTTTCAATTTATTAAATACGGCTTTTAAACGAGCAAGTTCAGAGTTACACGTGGCTACTCCAGCTTTGCCTCTATTCCAGCGCGAATTGACAAAAATGATGTCACCATTTAAACGCAGTTGGCGAAATTTAGCATAATGTTTACTTGTAAAATTATAAGCAATGGGATCATCCATAGATTCAGCCATTAATAACATTTTGCTATAGATGTAATCACCATTCATTAGAGTTATGCCATACATTTGGTGCCACTGATGAATCACGTCACTCAAGCGGCGATTATCTTCTTTATCACCAAGCCACGGTTTGTCGTCCACTTCTTTCACCGTAAAGCGTTCAAACGTAGCTGCTTCACCTTTAGTGGCAAACTTTTTACGAATACGTTTACCATTACGGCCTGTGGGGTAACACTCACAAAGCCACGGGTTTTTGCTGCCGTCTTTTAAATTGCGTATAGACATAATTTATTTATAACTTGAACATGCATTATTAACGTTTGTGACTAACTCAACATAATCAGTTAGTGACGTTTTTAATTTTTTCAATTCGGCTTTATCGCTTGTTTTTAAATATCTGAGATATGAATCAGATAAACGGCTAAGTAAAAAGCGAGTTTCAGCTAATGTATATCGGCTGATGGTTCCATACTGATTATTTAATTTTGGTATGAAGTGGTCTGATAGTGCAAATAAATTTTGATTAAATTTCATATTCCACTTCCCAAAACGTCTATATTCAGATTCGCTTGGTTTGAATGATGTCTTACCTGCTAGTTGTTCAGCTAGTGCGTTGGTTTTTGTTAGAATTGATTTAGCAATTCCGCACTCGTCTTTATTAGTTTTATATGTATCAGACAAGGATTTAGCTGATGCTGGCAATGATAATAAAGCAATTAAAGGCAATATATATTTCATTTAAATTCCAATTATTAAATAAATAGACAGTAAACCAAAAATGCCGAGTGTTTATCGGTATTATTCTTTTTCCATCGTCATAACGATGCGACCAATCACATTAATATCATCGTCAGATACTTCTATTGTTGAATCACCAAAGCTCATTGCTAATTTTTTGCCCGGTAACCGTTGTAGGTGATTGATAGAAATTGAACCATCTATATTTATTAAATATCTGCCCGATGTAGGGTTGGTCTTGTTTGTATCTACCATCATCAATTCTGATTTATGTTCAATTAAACGAACTGTGTCTTGATTCAGGTTGTAGCTATTAAGTAATACCCCATCAAATTTAATCACATTACTAATTGTGATCTCGCCATCTTGTAATACTTCTTTTGTTAGCGGGATTGATATGTCCACAGGTTTAACATCGGTGTCGAACGGTTCCCCTTCACCCAATACGACATATTTCAATGAAGCACCTGTCGTGAGGCAAATGCGTATCGCAATCTCATAAGCTGTCATATCTCGTCGGTGCCACGTCGATATAGTCGTTCTTGGCACGTTAAGTAAGTCAGATAGCTCTACTAAATTAGTGGTTCCTGTCACATTTAATAGGCGTGAAGTGAATTTTCTTCCGCCACTATATTCAAATGGAGGTATTTTTTCTTGTTTTGTACTCATATTAGCACTACCATAGTCAATATCGTCAGATTGTAGGTAATCTGGACGAAGTTAGTCGATTGAAACAAACTTAACAAATAAGGATACCAGCATAATGAATTTTCAACTATCAATTCCAGTGCCTTTCGTCACTATCCAGCAATATTCACAGTTAACAGGTATGGCGGTTGGCACTATCAAAGACAAGATTGGTAAAGGTGATATTATCATCAAGTCTAAAAAACTACCGCGTGAACAGCCACTTGTGAACATGATTGCCATGCATAAAATCGCCATGAAAGAAGCTGAAATGAAAGTGGCATAGGACATGTTTGTAATTGCCTTACTTAAAACTATAGATCAGCTTTTTCCGACTCTTTTAACTAAGTAAGTAAGGTGGGATTAGCTAAATGCAATCTTCCTTACTTAATTTGAATTGTTGCATATCCAAGGGTGAACATAATGTATGCGATTCACGAACTCAAACAAGACGCATTTTATAATGCAGCAGTGCGCTTTGCCGAATAATAGAATCTAGAACAAATTGCAATTGAGTGCAGGCTAAAGCTGAAGATGCTGCGACACAAATTAAATCCCCATCAGCCGCATCAACTAACAGTGCGTGATTTGGTGATTATTACCAAGCAAAGTGGTAACCGTGAGTTAGTGAATAGCGTGTTGCTTGAGTTGGATTTAACTGCGGTGAAGTTGCCATCAATGGGTGAGGGGAAATCACCTGTGATGGCGGCAATGACCATTAATAGTCACGCTGGCGAAATTAGTCGTCACTTAGTTGAAGTAGAAACGATACAGCGTTTAACCAGACGTAAGAAAAATGAAATTGTTAGTAAAGCTCAAGCTGCTATGCGTGAGCTGGTTTTATTAATGAATGATGTAGAGAACCGTTGTCAGGTAAGCACGCCTTTTATGTCTATGTGTACAGATGCAGTGATGAACGGTTTACCTATTCCCGGATTGGTATAAGGAATTGAAATGATGGCTCAGGCTCAGCAATTACAGAATCGAATACCATCAGCTACAGAATCATTGGCGAACATCCATGCATTGTTTGGTAGTGAATCAACAGTAGGGCTGATTTATGACAATTTACCTGAAGATTTAAGACGGGCTATTTGTTCTGCTGCTCGGTTAACCAAGGCTCATATATCAATGCCGCTTGTTGAGATGGATGAAGTATCAATAGCAAAAGTACATAGAGCAGTAAATGCATTATTTGAAGCGTTAAAGCCATTGGCTAATCGGCCATTAAAAGATTTTAAATAAATATATCAAAGTTATTTGGGGAAGATTGTATGAATCAGCTATTAGAACAAGCACAACAACTCGCAATAGATGCAAATAAGTTAAGCCGTTTAATTAAACATGAGCGTAAAGAAGTCTCTCCTGCTGTAAGTTTAATTACTGAATTATCACAGTTAGTCTTTGAATATAGTGAAAACCACAAGCTATTACTCTCATTAAATATTGATTCATATAATATTTCATCACAAAGCGGTGTTATTGATTTTAGTTCTCATAAATATATAAAAGAAAATAACGTGGGTATTAGAGTTTCATTGCAATCACCCACTTTAGTTGATGAATTACTTACATATAGAGATCAAGTTCTAGCAAATATTAACTTGGCACAGCAGCAAGTTTTATTACAAAGTGAGCAATACGCATGAACTATTTAGCAGTATTTTTAGGTATTGATGGTGGCATTGTTCGTAATCGTCACACTGCAGAAGTAATGAATTTACAACTGGGTGAGTTTGATAATCTTGAAATAGCGATTGAATCAGCTAAATCTCAATTGGAATATGAAATAGAACAAAATGGTGTGTTAGTTAAAGGTTCTAATCAAGGTGGATTTTTGATTTGTGATATACAGGAGTTTGCCGAGTTATGATTGAACCAAGGCTAAATAAAATATCCGGGCTTATGTCCGGTTTTTTTACACCTCAAGAAATCAGACAGTATACAAATGCACAGCCAAACTTAATAAGTGAGGCTGAATTTTTTATGCTTGGGCATTCTGACGATAAAGTTTTAAAACAAGCATTACACTATTTTGATCCGAAGCTTCTACGAGATTTTGCCCCGCAGGGCAGTCGCGAAGCGGCTGGGGGTAATAGCCTTGTCCAGTGGCGCAAAAGTCCGACAAGGGAGGAATTAGCGCAAAAAGAGGCTCAAGCGACAACAAGAGCTAAGAAGCAACACTTAACACAGTGGGGTCATTTATTTAAAAAGATCAAAGCGCGTCGTGGTGAGAATGTTAAGTATGAATCTGCCCCTAAGCCATTAACGTTTGAGCCTATTGATCTAAATTGGCAGCAAAATCCTGTTGGCTGTTTGCATGCACATGGATTTGTTCAAAATGCGCCAGTTATGGCTCGATTGCTTCATCGTGAGTGGTCGAATGAATGGCGTGTTCGTGTTCAGGCTCAATCTCGGCCGTCAGAAATTCCGCCGGCACAATCTGGTGAAAGATTCACAGAGCAATTAACTGACAGTGCGGTACGTAAAGTTTTTGAATCGGGTGCGTATGTTCAAGCATTGCGTGGTGGTTACACTACTTTTGGAACATTGACGTTTACGGAAGCACAGCGTGAGAAAATATTAACCAGTAAGCCACAATCAAAAAATAGAACTAAGCTTGGTTTATTTGGAACCATCGTTGTTATGAGTCCTCATGGTAAAGAACCTTATCGAATTAAAGCTTCTGGTTCTTTCTCATGGTTGGATGATATGGGTAAGCAAGGTGAAATGGCGGCAGTTAATCAAGAATCAATTAAACCAACAGGGGAGATTGATGAATTTGGCCGTAAGATTTTTGATATTGGTGATCCTTGTATTCGAGCAAGCGGTCCATGGACAAAAATTCGTGATTACCATCCTGATTCAAGCATTGGATCTGAAGTTAGTCGCTTTATCGATTTAGCCCAAAAGATGTATCAGCGTGGTTGGGTTCCTGACTATATGCCTGCTCGAGTAAAGCGCGGCCAAGAGCGAGTAAAACCTGCAGGTACTAAATGCGGAAAAGTTATTGCTGATGGTCCTTTTACATCTATTCGTCGTGGTGATCGTGGCGATAAGATTTTCCAGAATCGTCGTTGGAAAGAAAATAATAAGAAACAACTTAAAGCTGCGGCTGTTCCGCTAGATTATTGCTGGGTTGCTGAAATGCCAGCGAATGAAGATGGCGAGCCAAATCCACATGTTCATATATTATTGCGTTGGCAAGTGCCTAAAACACACTTCTTTGCATGGGTAGGACGGTTAGAACGTATTTGGGGGAATGGTTTTGCCAAAATTGAACGTATTAAACATGCTAAAGCTGGGGCTTCATATTTAGTGAAAGCCGTGGGTTATGCAGCAAAGGGACGCGATGGTAATCAAGGTCTAATTCGTGGTAATCGCTATGGTATTAGTGCTGTTGCTCGTGCTAAAGGCTGGGAAGAAATGGGCAGTTTTGTTGCTGATAATATGGCGGCCATCATTGCTGAATGTGAAGAAAAGCTAGCCCGTAAAAATGCCCATTATGATGAGGTTGCTCGTCATGCTCGTATTAAATTAAAGCAAGCGAAAAAGCAGCACCAGATTACTAAAAATAATAAAAAGTTAGATGATGATGTGAAGGCCAAACGTATTGAAAAGCTAAAGGCTAGTATGTTGGAATTTGATCATGAAATTACGCAAGCTAGAGAGACTAAGCGTAAACGTGGGGTGATAGCGACAAGCCATTATCAAATTACTTTTACTGGTGATAATGCGACTGAAAATTTTGATAACTTCTTAGGTTGGGCGTTTAACTGTCGCCAATGGCAGGCTAATACTCGCAATGAAGCCGTTAAGCTAGAGTTAGAACAGGCCAAAACTGAATTAATTGATGAAATGAAAGCTGAACATAAAGCACTGCAAGATACTTTAGATACAACTGATCAGCAATTAGAGCGTTTAGCTTATTTTGATAATCGTTTAGACAATGTTCATAAGGAACTGAATTATACTCGTACATCACGGTTAAGGATGGCAAATACATTAAAGCAGCAACGTAGCTATTGGCGTGGATATGAATCGGCTTTGCCAGCAAATCGTTCGAGTTTAGATTATTGGTCAGCCTTTCTTAACCGCTATGAATTGGAACAAGAGGTTGAAGATAGAAATCAGATATTGTCATTAGTTCACCAAGGTGATTTAGCATGCGTGACGAACAGAATGTAACAGGAACGATAACTACCGTACCTATTGTGCTTGGAGTTCTGTCAATAACTATACGGTTGATGTTAATAGTTCGCAGGACGAAACCAAACAGACAATTTTTGACCATATTCAACATAGTGACAACGGTGTTGATGTGGGTACGGCAGCGGCGATTGCCCGTGGCGATAAGATTACAACTAAAGACGGTAAACAAATTTGGTTAGATAAAACTGCCATTGGTATGCAATTACGGGTTGCAGCCATGGTTGAAGAATATGAAAGCGGTTGGCCTGGTTGGGATTATGAAGAAATCGCCCTAGCGGAACTTGTCGTACCTGAAAAAAGCTATAAGGATAAATTACGTAATGTGTTGCAAAGTGCGAATGTTTATGTGGTTGCATTGTTCGGCTACTGTTTCTTGAGTGATCCTCATTTGTTTACGTTTTATTATAATAAACAATATGATGGGGTTAATGTTGACATGTTTCACCATAGTAAAAAATCTTAAGAGACCAAATATGGTTAGCTGTTGCAAGAAACCCAGCAATACACGTTATGCGGTTGTGGAGTATGCGCTCTGTCACGTATTTGATTTTTATGTTCGTACTATGCCCGTATGCTAGGGGCGTTATTTTACTGGTAATTAATCTAATAATAGCAATAACTTATAAAAACAATAATGTATTAAATGAAAAACTACTGTATATTTAAACAGTTCTTTTGAATGGAGTGGCTATGCAAAATCTAAATTGGCGGGCGTTGGAGTTTATTTTGACAGCGGCAGCACAAAACACAGAAACATGTTGCGATCAGGAAGTGCTGTTTTTGATCGGGTTAGTGATGGAACAACAACAAAAAAAGCAGCTTGATGCTGCTATTTTGGAAAGATTTAAATTAATGATAGCTGACTATGAAGCTGCTTTGCTTGCTCGGGAGACATTGCCTTTACTAACGCCATAACTAATTCATTAGTATTTTTAGCCGATGGGCTCAGAGTGTGGCTAAAGCTAAGTGACATCACAAAAGTATGTCCACATTCTGGGTCGGTACAAGAACAATATAAATCTGCTGATGTACGGGAAAACCAATTTGTTTTCCCTATCCGCGCTTTTTCATCGCATTGACTACAACGTATACGCATCGCCATTTGAATAACCATGATTTGATTTGATTGGCTAATTATAATTCAAATTATATTTTAAGAGTGCATCTATACGACTAAATTTAAGTATTGATTCGGTTTTGCATCGATATTGACATTGTTTGACTCAATTACTTTGCGCGATAACGGAATTGACTTTTTTTTGTAAGTTTCATCGGCCTTTAGTGGGTCGCCTAAATTTGCCGTGCTACTTGGAATAATCTTTATGATTACCATCGCGCTGAAGATATTTATAATTGCCGTCTTTCTTTACTCGCGGCCATACGCTAGATAAACACTCTAATGCCACCACTTGATTTAAACGGTTACGGATTTTTAGCAGTGCAGCATCAACAAACAGTAGTTAAAAATCAAAGCCTCAAGTTCGTGAGGTTTCAGGAGCGGTGATAACATGATTTGTTCGGCGGCCATGTTACGGCGACTAAGAATAATAGGGGCGTTTTTACTGACTTTCAATAGTGCAGTGTGTTCTAAAGGTGGTACCCAAAAATCATTATAATCATTAAAGAAAATACCACCATATAATCAATGTAGTGCAATAAATCAAACAGTGTTGCTGATTGCCATCCAGTGTCAAAACTAAACATGGTGCCGGAGGGTTCTGTGTTGGTGGTTAACCTGCTGTTGATATTGTCGTCCATGATGATTTCCGTTCAAGGGGGTCATTTGCTGCTGCATGTGATAATGCAAAGAAAACATCAGTATGGCCTGTAGTTTATGTGCGATCAGCTTTAAAGGCCATAACGTTAGGGCTTCCTGTCACCCCACATGTTTCTAATTGTTCAAACTTAAATACGCATTGGGTATCGTCAACGAAAAGACACATGAATAAGTTTTTAGAATCATCATCACTGTATTCATCGCGTAGTTCGTTAACATTGAATAAACCACGGCCACCATTGGCTGCATCAACAATGGTGGCGATGTAACGCCATTGTTTATCTGGACATAACCAACCACCATCGCGCATTTCGTCAAAGGTTGGGAATTCTTTTGGTTGGCGGTCTTTGCGTTCACCTTTCAATTTATTACCCGTCCAAAAACCATATGCAGGGTAGCCATAGCGGAAGCCAGTTTGTTGAGCTTTTCAAACTGTGGGATCCAAAAGTATTATTCAATGTCACATGCTTATCAATCAGCATGCCGAGTTATTTTATTTGATTAGGTGATTTCTCTGGTAAATCAGTCAGCATCACAATGCGTCGAGCGATAGCATAATCCACTTCTTCTTCACGCAGCAAATCACGCCAACAATATTTTTCAGCCCAATAATAAACAACCTGAGCATGGGAAGCCCTAGTTCTAACCGTATTTCATCCGGTGTCCAACGTCATAAATATAGCCGTTTAGCTGCTGCATGAGTTTCAGGAGAGTATTTCATGACGCAAAGATACGCATAGTAATCATTTAAATGACTAACTAGTGTTCAGATTATTTCTGTTTTTCATCAAATCCGAATTGGGTGTAACGTCAATGGGTGCGAATGATTACGCTATTGCGTATTCTTGCCGTGATTTGATAATTCGCTTGAATAACACTATGGATGAAGTATGGCAGGGAAGCTAAAAACCGGATGGATTCGGGTCGCCACGGAAGGCGACACTATTGATGGTCGCGCTATCAGTGGGTAAGACTTACTGAAGATGGCGTAGCCCTATAACCCATATAAATATGGAGCACGCTTAGGTACGCTTGCGGTCATGATGGATGGACGACATGAATAAAAAGGCGTAATTCGTCGATTGTTTAGTTTTGGCAAGCATTCGCCAACCCCAAAACCCAAAGAAGAAGCTATGAACAAAGAACAGTTTGGTGCGTTAACGTCATCACAGATCGCACTTGCCGAAGGACAAATGGCATTAATAGGCTTATTAGAAAAGCATTTTTCTGTAGAACTTGATCAAGTAGTACCTGATGCCGTTCCTGAACCAGTATTAGAGCCTGAAGCACCAAAGGATGGTGTAACGGCAGAATAGTTTAGTGGTTTAATTAATACCCTAGCAAATAAAAGGAACTAGGAATGGAAATTTGTCAAGTAGAGGTAAATAACTTCAACTTAGGGAAAGGCAGTGCGCCCGAAATTGAACGCCACTTTTGGTTTATTGGTAAAACCACTAAAACAGAATTACAGGGGCAAGTAACTCGCATTAATGGTGTGCCTTACCTGCGTGATGACAAAATCAGCGATTTAGTGCTGTAGGGGGTTAGATGGCGGATGTTATTGATAACGGCTGTGAAATGGAAACCCAATTCACCGAAATGGCGTTGGCCCGTCATCGAGCAAAATCACGCCAGCTGCAACAGCAAAGTGCAGCCGAATGTGAAGAATGTGGTGACATAATCCCCATTGCTCGCCAATTGGTGGTGCCGGGTTGTCAGTGTTGCGTATTGTGTCAACAGCTAAAGGAATAGCTAATGCATGATTGGTGGGATCGATTAACAAGCTGGATTGCTTACATAATGTCAGCTTTTGGAGTGATTGTAAGTCCACTCTCAATGGAAGACTGGTATTTCATTTCTTCTATTGCTGTGGGGGTTATCGCCTTGTTATTAAACGTTTGGCATAAGCGAGTAATGCAGCGTATTGCCAGAGAAAAAGGGATTTATCTCAATGAACAAGTTTAAAAAGATACTGTGCAGTGTGGTCGCGGCCATCGGTGTGCTAGCGGGGGGTAGTGTTGCGATCGAATCAACCGTACCTGTGGGCCAAGTGGTCATTGCAGGTGAAAAGATTGCGACCGTAAAAACCAGTCCAGCGGGTTTTGCACTAATGGGTAACGCTGAAGGTTGCCGCTTAGACCCGTACAAATGCCCCGCAGGTTTAGTTACTAATGGCATTGGTAATACTCACGGAGTACCAGAGCGACCCATTGATATTACTCAAGTGGCAAAAGATTGGGCGGTAAATGTTGAACAGACGGAACAATGCTTAATTAATATCGCACCCAAAGATAACCCCATGACCCAAGGCCAGCAGGATGCCTTTACCTCATTTGTATTTAATATCGGCTGCACTCGATTTTTAAAAAATAAAGATGGTACCTCAACCCAAATAGCGCGATTGATTAATCAAGGTGAGTATGTTCAAGCCTGCGGCCAGTTAAAACGATGGGTGTATGGCGGCGGTAAAAAATTGCAAGGCTTAGTAACTCGGCGGGGTAATGAATATGACCGTTGCATGGCAGTGGATTAGAAAAGTATTAGTGATCCTGCCGTGGGTGTTGGTGGCGTACTTAGCGTTATCAATGCGAGCGTTAGAAGTGCAAAAGTTAACGGCCCAACAAAGTCGTGATCAGGCGTTAACGGTTAATCAAGTTAATCATGCTCAAATACAACAATTAGTTAGGCGTAATCGCACTATTAGCCAGTTATTACAACAACGCCAACAATTACACATAGCGCAAGAGGCTAAGTCGCATGAAACCACAGCAGCATTGCGCAAAGCGTTGGCAACAAAGTCGTGTTATCAGCAGCCTTGGCCTGATGATGTTATTAAGCGGTTGCAGCAACCTTATTAATCCGGTGCAAGTTGAAGTGATCACCTTGTTACCAGAACCCGGTTTAATCATGCAGTGTAATAAACCGATATTAACAGGCACCACGCCAGCTCAAACAGCGGCAGACGATGTGCCACGGCTAAAACTGGCATTATCGCAATGCTCAGCCCAAGCCCAAGATTATTTAACATGGTACGCAGAACAAGCGGCCTTATTAACAAAGTGAGTTAACACATGGAATAGAAAAAAGTTGTATTAGAAATTGGCGGTGAATCATTGTCATTTGTACCAACTGAAGTTGATTATAACGATTACATGAATGAAGTAATGCCAGATAACAAAGTCGCCCCTGCGCATAACTTTGTGTTCAACACTGCAGTTGAAGAAAGCAAATCCGAATTGCGTATTCTTGTCGGCAGTGATCCTTCAGCTGTGGTGCAAATTGCAGGTGTGTTAATGCAAGAGTTCGCGCCAGCGTTAGATATTAAAGTAAAAAAACAGATGCCTTGGTTACGGCACTAGATCGTAACGACTTTGGCAAAATGTTGGCTTGGCGGCGCAAGTGGCTGCCAAGTGAAAACGACAGTGATGCTAATTTAGCCCACGCAGTATGGTCGAATTTACCGCCGCTATCAATACACCACTTATTTAGAAATGCCGATTATGGCTAATCTTAATTTATTAGATGGTGATCAGCAGATTGCCGTTGCAACAACAAAACTTGAAGTGATGGTGCTACCGAGCCCAAACACAATGGATATAGATTTTGAATGCGTAGTGGCAATAAGACACGCATAGTCAAGGAGAAACAATGAGCAATACAGCAACCGTTATTACTACCAAAGCAGGTGAGGCATTAATTGCCCAAATGCAGGCTGAAAATAAAGTATTAGTGATTGATAAGTTTATTTTTGCCAATGTACCTAATCGTCCCACGTTTCCTGACCGTGATGATATTGTGCCAACTGAACATGTGGTGCATGAATCTACAGTAAATGAGCAAGGCAGCTTAACTGAAAACTCCGTGATTTATTCCACCACACTGGCAAGTAATGTTGGCCC